CTATAGCATCATTTTCTATTTTAATTGCAAGTAGTCTTCCTCTAGCTCTAGTGTCTACTTTATCAGTGGATGATGTTATTGTAAAGGGTCCAAGTGGTGAGCTTGATGCTGTATCACTTGGATAGTTATTTAATAATAATGTTACTTTTGAATTACCCGTTAATACTTTAAAGTCTGGTATAAATCGTTTCATAGACATAATAAACTCACCATCACCTCTAAGGTCAGCAAGTCCTGTTGTCTGACCCAAAGCACTTTGTCTAGCAGATATATCAAAATCACCAGATTGAATGTATGCATCAATTGATGTTGTACCAGAACTATTGACTTGATCGGTTCCGGTTTCATGAGCATAGTAAGTTGATGCACCATAAGTTGCAGTAATACCTTGTATTGGAAAATTAGGTAAAGCAGTTTTATCATACTCAGTTGCATATGGTAAATCATAAACACCTGTGTCAACATAAGAAGTTCTAGCTAATGATGATGTAGTCCAACAATTTTCGCCATAATTATATGTTACACATCTATTAATTTGATCTTGTCCTGATTTTGCATAAAACCAATTTATTTCATTATACAAAGTATTGTGTTCTGCATATATTATATCACTTGCATTATAATTAATTCCTAAATTATCTCCTGTTGTAGTAAATACAAAATCTTCAACTAAACAAGGAATAGATTTTACAGTACCATCAAACATAAAAAATCCACCTTCACCTGACATCCAAAATACAACACCATTAGAATAACTAAGTGCGTTTTGTCCAATCAATCCGCAGTTAGTACCGACTTGTCTAACACTAAATGTAAAAGGTGGTCCAACATATTGAATGACATATGCAGATGAATCCGTTAATACTAATGTGTAGTCTTTACCAGACACAGCACCTATAATTTCATTTCCTTTGTCTAATCTAAAGGTTCCTGCGGTATTAGTCGCCGTTGGTTGATAAGTATTAAAATCTTCTTGATTAGAAAATCTAATAAACATTGGATCTTGAGTTGTTGGATCACCAATGGTTGTTTCTGTTCCAAAATGAAATACATGTCTATCTCTATCCGATACTTGTGTTAATCTTGATGCAGTTGGTGCACCGCTCATAACTGTTGCTCTAATAGTTCTTGGATTTGATGCTCCTGCATTCCATGTAAATGTTTTACCATTATGAATAGTTGCAATTAATATTTGACCAAAATTATCTAGACTCCAGAGCCCTGGATCCAGAACCACGTCACTAGTTGCACTTGCAGTTCCCCATGTGCTTGAGCCCCATGTATCTGTACCCCAACCAAAACCTGCAGTTTGAAACGTTGGACCTACTATTTCATATGGATTAATTGTTGCTGATCCAGTTCCTGAAGTAGTGCCCGCTGAATTAGAAGGCATTGTAATTTCAAAAGTATTATCTGTTTTATTTAACACTTCAAAAGTATTTTCTGTAAAGTCTGTTGTTGCATATCCTGATCCTGTTGGAACTGTAACAGATGAAAATGTTACATATCTTCCATCTAATAATCCATGTGCTGTTTTATTTACAGTAACTGTAGCAGAACCTGATGTTGCATCAAAATCAGCTCCAGTAATAGCTGTAGCCAAAGGTGTAATGTCAAAAAATTCTCCGCCGTGATATAGAAATAAACCTTGTGAGGTTCCTATAGCTACATATTTTTCACCAGCAATACTAATAAAGGCATGTTGAGCACGTGCTGCTCCAGGTAAAGTGTTATTGGAGTTAGTAAGTTGTGACCATCCACCTATTTTTTCGGGCAGTCCGTATCTAAATCTAACAAAATCGCCATCTACCCATTGAGATTCTCCTCCTGAATCCGTGACCATTTTGTTAAAACCAGGCTTGAAATTTAGTTTTTGTAGCATATAATCAACTATATATTAGTTTTTAATATATTGAAAGAAGCAAAGTTATGTCTTATGGCCACAAAATATCAGATTTAAAGTATAGAATCAATGGATTAGTTCCTAAAAATCATTGTAAACAGTTGATAGATATATTTGAAAAATATCCCGAATTAAACAGATTAGAAAGTAGCTATAAATATAAAACTAAACAACATGAAATGGATAATTTTAAATGTTTAAATCTGTCGAGAATAGATAACCCTAATGAAGATATACAATATGCTTTAAACACAGTAAAGAATTACATAAATATAATGGTAATTAATTATGTAACCTATATTCAATCAAAAAGAATAAGCCCTACTTTTAATAATCATTTAATTAATTCAAGTCAAAATATAAGAATTATTAAATACGAAGAAGGACAGTGTATCAAAGATCATTGTGATGTGGACGAGAACATAAGAGCGTCTTGCACCTTAAATTTAAATGAAGATTATGAAGGCGGTGAATTTAGATTTTTTGATGGTCAGATAAAACATTCTTTTAAAACAGGAGACGCTATGATATTTCCAGCAGAACCCATTTGGATACATGGTACAGAGCCTATAACAAAAGGTGCTAGATATTCAATTAATTGTTTTTTAAAATCATGAAATTAGTATATTCAATACCAGATAAACTTTATTATATTCAAAATTTTTTAGATTATCCTACTTATAAAAAATTACACTATGATACATTTAGGAGTAGTTTAATAAAACTACATTCAACAAAAAAAACTTGGAATAAAGGTTTAAAATATGGTTATAAAGATTTTGTTAAAAATACACATTTAGACGAAAAATATAAACCTCTACAAAAAATTAAAATACTATTAGAAAATAATCCTTTTCACAGAGTTAAACTTAAAAATTTTGAACCTTTGATCCATTCCATGAAAGATGGAACAGGCATTAATTGGCATAGTGATTATGGACATATTTATGGTATAACTTATTATATTAATCGTAGGTGGAATTTAAAATTTGGTGGAGAATTTTTATTTCAAAATAAAAATGCTAATGGTTTTATACCACTAGTTGGTAACTCAATAGTTATAGTTAAAGCTCCACTAGATCATAAAGTAACCCCTGTAATGAAACCAATAGTACCTAGAAAAACAATTCAAATATTTGTAACGAAGGAAAAAAACAATGAATCAGAAAACAGTTAATATAAACAATTTTATTGGAGTGTATGATAATTACATTACTAAAGAAGAATGTAATAAAGCAATACAATTATATGAAGATCAAAATAAATTTAATAACACTGTTAATAGAATAGGTTTTGAAAAAGCATCTATATTACAAAAACAAGATCAACAATTTTTTGCAGGATCAAATAATGTTGATGTATGGTGGGAATCTTTAAAACCTATGATTCTAAATTTTGATTTAGCATGGAAGCATTATATTGAAAACACGGGAGCTAAAGAAACTTATGAAAGTTTTTTTTATACTAGTTTAAAAATTCAAAAAACATTACCCACTGAAGGATATCATATTTGGCACGTAGAACATGGTAGAGGTTTTGATAATGAATCTAGAGCTTTTGTTTTCTCTATTTATTTAAATGATGTTGAGGAAGGTGGAGAAACAGAATTTTTACATTTTTCAAAAAGAACACAACCTAAAACAGGTAGAATAGTTATTTGGCCCGCGGGTTTTCCTTATTTACATAGAGGTAATCCACCTCTATCAGGTGAGAAATATATTTTAACTTCTTGGATGATGTTAAGATGAGTATGATGTAGGTCTAGCACCTAATCTAGTAATTTTTTCAGCGTCAGTTTCACCATCAACATTATCGTCATCCCAATTAGATTGTAATATAGTTAAATGTTCTAAATCCCATTTAGATGAAAATTGATTAATGTCTCCAATATTTGCATCAGCAAATGAGGAATTAGGCGTATCATCTATATATTCTACTTCATCAGAAGTAGTAGCTGTTCCGTGTTGAATAGCCCAAATATTAGAGAATTTAGGATTAGACCAGAACGAATCATCATTAATAACATACCCAATACCTTTTGAAGCACCCTCTGCATAATTTTTAATAATTATTTTGTCTTCAAATACTACTGTCCAATTTGCGTTTGTTGCCATTTTTTCTCCTAAGTTTTAATAATATAAATAACTGTTAAATAAGGTTGTAAAACAGATGTAGCATCACCTGCAAAGTTTGCACTCATGTTATGTGCGTGACCACTACCTGAACCTGAATTTGTAGTAGCTTCATTGGTTAAAGTATTATTTCTACCTATCACATGCCCAAAATGCGGACTTGATGGAGCATTGGGTTGATTAACATATGTGACTCCATGACTATGACTAGCAAGTTGTGCTGTTGATAATGTAGCATTAGCTGTTGAACCGGCAATGTTTCCAGTTGATGTTACTGTGTTTGCTCCACCAGTTGAAGCTAAAGCTTTGTTATTAGATTTTCCAACCGGTACGTTGTCAGCTAAATCAGGAACGTTAAAAGTTGTTGAACCATCTCCAGCTCCGTAAGTTGTACCTACGATTGCAAATAAATCTGCGTAAGTTGTTCTTGATACAGCTGAACCATCACATTCTAAAAAACCTGATGGAACAGATGAGTCTGACCACGGCACAATTGTTCCCGTAGGAATTCCTTCAACACCTATAAAAGCACCATTATTAATTACTGTAGTTCCACCTGATACAATAGCCATTATTTATCTCCTTCTATCTTAGATAAATTAATCTTAAATTTTTCTCCAGATATATTATTTATCATAAATATATCATTTTTACCTTCCTGTAAAGTCCAATTTCCTTTAGTTCCATCAACTATATTACCTTTTTCTTTAAATTTATTAGAAAGATGTAAGTCTCCTGTATATATGTTTCTCCAAACGTTTCCAGAAGCCCCTAAATCATAAGTGTCATTAGCACCAGGAACAAGATGTCCCGTAGCTGTTACACCACCAACTGAACTAAGTCCTTCTACAACGTTTGTTCCATCAGAATAAAGAACTTTAGTTCCTTTATCAGTCGCTGTCCAAGTCACTCCTGTTCCAGAAGTAGTTTTAAAAGTTACAGTGTGAGCTCCGGTTGTAGCGTTTTCTACAATGTAAGTTTTTTCAATTGAATCAGGAATAGTTACATTAACGTTTCCTGTAATTGTTCCTGTTAACTTTAATACTTGATTTTTACCATTTGATAAAACACCATTTGAAAATGCTAACGTTGCACCTGAAGTAACTCCAACAGCATCGTAACCACCAATAGCTTGTTCAAGAATTAATAAATTTGTATTTGTAATCTGTCCCCAAGTTCCTGAATTTTCTCCAGTTGCTTGTACAGTTAATTTTAAATTAGCCGATGTTGAATTTGCCATATTTTAGATTCCTTAAATTATATCATAATATTGTATTTATGCAGCAGTGTCAACTTCTGTCCATGGTTGAACTGTCCCTGTATTTACTTCAGTCCATATAACATTTTTAACAGTTCCTTGAGCCATTGTCATTTCAATTCCTGTTAATATAGCTAATGAATCTGTAGCATCTGCTTGACCTTCTTGCATGGTCATTTCTTCACCAGTTACGTCTACATCAACATCTACTATTAATGAAGCAGTTCCAAGATTTGCTGTGAAACCTATTCCAGTTACAGAAACGTTTGCATCTCCAGTTGCAGTTGGAGCATTTTCTTGCATGGTCAATTCTTGACCAGTGACCACTACGTCTGCATTAGCAGCTACATTAATATTACCTTCTGCAATACTTAATAGTTCTCCGGTTAAAGATACTTCAGCAGTTCCAGTTGCAGCTAACGTTCCTGCATCCATAGTCATTTCTTGACCAGTGACAGCTATATCAGCTCCTGCAGTAACTGTTCCAAGACCCAACGCTGCAGACATTCCAA